CAATGCGTACATCGGGTGCAAACACAACTGTTGAAGTTGCTGGTGTTGCACCAGTATCAGTTGTATCACGAGTAGCGATAGCACCACTGCTGTTTGCACCGGCAAAGTCAATGCTTGCAAGCATAGAACTCAAATCAATGTTAATGTCACTTGCTCCATAGGAACCAGTGACAATCATTCGGTCACCGAAAACGGTTGGTCGGGGGTCAATTGTAATAGCCATAATTTTTCACCTTATTCATTTGTTGTGTTTAGATGCCCTTCAACGAGAGCAAGGGCGGCGGTCTTCGTAAGATAACCACTACCCTTGCTCACTTCGTTGTCGGTCAACCACTTAAGGATTGCCTTTCGTGACCAACCGTTGTCGGGGATTCCGTCATCGCCACTGTCAACAGTGACTTCTTCATCCTCTTCAATTTTGAAGTGCTTTTCGGGTAGCGTATGTCGCCACTCGTCCAGCCATGCTTGTGTGACTTCGTTTACTTGTCCACGAATCCATGAAATCGGAGAATCACTTCGCCGCCTTTCATAGAATGGCCCAGTAAAGGTCACTTTAGGCATCTAAATCACACTCAGTTAAGCAAGATGACGGTGACCGTTCCGGCACCGCCAGCAGTTTCGCTGTGAAGAACGATTGATGGGTCCGAGCCGCCAGTCTTAGCCGCTGGTGCAAGTCCTGTGTTGGTGAAGGAAGCCGATAGAACCTTATCTGCTACTGCGAAAGTAGTTCCAACAACTCCAACGAGTTTTGAAGCCCCTGCGGTAATAACCAATACTTGTTCAGCCGCATCAGCCAAGGTAAACCCGATGGTCACCATTCGCATACTACCAGCGGCGTTGCCGTCTGTGTTCTGTGCGGTGAATCCGGTAAGAGAGCCGGGGTATGAACCGCCAGCGTTACCGTCCAACCAAGCCGTTTCATCAACGGGTGTTCCTGTTCGCATATCTAAGTCCAAAAGAACCGAAACGGTTCCAGTGGAGAAATCTGCGTCATCAAACGAAATAGTCAAGCCTTTTTCTGTTTTTGTTTCTGTTGCCATATATTACACATCCATAATTTTGTTTTGCAACCCTCACTTGAGGTCACGGATTGAACCGTGTCCACCGAAGAAAGTCGTCCATAGTTCACCCATGGTTCGGTACATTCCTTCTTGTCCGAGGCGGTTGATAGCGAACGGGTCGCCAGTTTCAATACCGCTCTCAAAGTATTGGGTTGGAATTGCTGTACTAAAGTACAAGTAATCAGTGTCAAGGAAGTACATTCTGCTCAAGGTGTCCGGTTGAACATCCTTAGATGGGATGATTGGAACACCGTTGTAGGTAGCGACGATGAAACCGGCTTCGATACCGGGAACACCCTTCACACCGTTGTAGGTAGGAGTAACTCGCTTCTCTTCCATGAATCGCTGTTGCGACTGTAGGAGTTGTTGCAAGCGCATCAAAGTGTCGTATCCAGTGAGGATGACCTTTGGATTTCCACCACGAGTCCAGCACTTTTGGAACAAGTTGTCCAAGTGGTCGAGAGAGAGAGTTCGGTCAGTACCGGAGTTCTCATCGTGTTCTGCAAGGGACCAAGAGTTTGCACTTCGGTCAATGCTGTACATGTCTTCTGCGGAGCCAGCGGAGGCACCAGTAGTCACACGGTCAAGAGATTCAAAGTCGTTTCCGGCAACAGTAGCCTTGTCAACAGTGAGCATCTTGTTAATGTGCTCGGCGTGGTGCTTACCCATTTCTTCCTTAAGGATAGCACGAATGTCGCCAAGTCCGTCGTCCTTGTCGGAGAGGAACATAGCGGTTTCGCTCATGTCGAAGGTGTGAACCACAGTCTTCGGCTTTGCGGCAATGTGCTGGAAGGTAGGCTTGGTGGTGTCCGGTAGAGTTGCGTTTTCTGCAACACCGCCGCCAACATTGAACGTTTGGTAGAATTGAGAAGGCGTTGAACTCTTGGTTCAACTGGCTCCAAACCTTTCGACCGTAGATTGCTTGGTAAGTACCAGCAGTAGTCGAGAGCATTGGTGCGTCTGCCTTGAGTAGTTCGCTACCGGAGTATGAGTAACCCATTGAGTTACCTGCGCCGTAATAGTAGCGTTCCATGTCTGTAATGTTTCGGATATAATCTCGTGCCATATTTGTTCACCTCATTTATTTTGTTTTTCAAGCCCCTCGCAAGGTTCGCTGTGCAAGCGAATGAACCTCATCCCAACCCATGTTGGCGAGGTCTTGCGTGGAAGGTACATCGACGGTAGAAACGGACTTTTGGATAGTGGTCGAGCCACCAGTTCCAATGTTGTCGATTCGGTCGGATAGTTGTTCAATAGACTTCACGATAGCCGAAAGTGGTTCTCGTGCGTCGAAAGCCGCCTTTTCCTGTTGGGACTTAGCGATTTCGACTTCATTGTTAAATCGCTTTGCAAAGTGTCCTTCAAGGTCGTTGCGGAAGTGTTGTTCGTGTGCGGCGGCTTTGTAAACTTCGTAAGCCGCTTCAATGTCGGAATCACTCACATTGTTAGCGTTAAGGTAACCCTTAGAGAGTGTTGCAGGTCCGAGAGCACCGGATGGGGTTTTTCCACCGGATGCAGTGATAGCGTTGATTGCACCAGTAGATGGTGAACCGGCTTCTTGACCACGACCACGGACTTGACCACCGAAGTAGTCAGCACCGTCAACAGCGTCGGGGTTGTCGAAGCCACCAAGTTGTGCCTTCTCCAAGTTATCGAAGTGTGCTCGTGCGCCCATGGTGTCAACACCAGCAGACTTGAGAGTGTTTTCCATCCAAGATAGGTATTCGGAGGAAATAACATCGCTGTATTCACCCTTGTACATCTTTTCATCATCTTTGTCTTCTTTCATATCATCGTCACCTTTTTCTTCGGTTTTCTTTTCTTCTTTTTCATCGGAGTCTTTTTTACCCTTCATGTGCTCACGGAGGGCAGGAGGTAGTTCTCCCTTTTCCATTGCGTCCAATCGTGCTTCAAGCCTCGACATAATGCCGTTCAAATCACTGTTATCTTCTGTCATAGTAGTGTCCTCCTTCAAAATTCTAAATTGTGCTTCGGGGTTGATACCCTTTTCACAAATTGTCACCTCATGCAGTTCCATTTTTGAAATCTCTTGGTAGTCGCCTTTTTCCATGTCGGACTTTCGCACTCGCTTGAATGCTTGTCCTCCAATGGAGAATCCACGAAGGTTACCCTTGCGGATTTCAGCGGCTACTTCACGAGCCTTCTCAATATCATTGCGGAGTTGTACAACAACGAACATTCCTGTGTCATCCACTTCGGATTTCCACATTCGTCCGTTAGAATCAATGTAGTTGTCAATCACTTCACCAACTTGAATGTTGGAATGTGCCAATTGTACATTGCGGTATTTGTCACCTTTCATGAACCCATCAAAAGCATCTCGTAGTGCTCCACGGGTAATGAGGTCACCTTGCTTGTCAACAAGTTCAACCGATGCGTATCCAGCGACAACCAAATCGTTACCACTCTTGAGAAGAGTGATACCGTCAGTAGGTCGTTGCATCGTAAGCATTAACCATTCGACTGATTGTTATGGTATTTATACCACACGCTAAGAATGAGATACTAATGGTTGGTCACCATCGTAGTCTATAGATAAATTTTCACCTTCATCTGTTTGTACCTTTATGTGGTTCAGTCTGTCTTTTTTCTTCTCTTTTATTTCATCGTGATTTTTCTTTTCACCATCAAAATCGGGAAGTGTGGATTCGTTTCGTAATTGTGTGGGGCCACGAGGTGATTCTTGTGGGGTTCCTACATCTATACCCAAACCTTTCGGACCTGTCCATGTCATTTTTTCTTTGGAAATTTTATCCAGCGCACGAACAATAATTTCCAACGCCTTCTTAGTTTGATTTGGTTTGAGAATACGACTATCATCATCTTCTTCAAGAATACCAACACTACCTTCATCCATTTCCTCTTCTGTTGGTTTTTTAGGCATATCTACCTCGGTTGCTTTGGTCAAAATTCCCTTCATCATAAGGGGAGCAACACTCGACCAATAAGGCAAAAGACTCTCAGCCAAAACCACAGGATAATCACTCTTCATCATATCGCCCATTGTGCTTTTCGGAGAATGTACACACCACATACCGTCCAAGTCTTCAACTTGATAACGAACAGTATCAATGTCTTTGAGAATAATCTGTATTTCACCTTCACTACATTCTATGTCATGAGGAATTAGTAACGGCTCAAATGCTTTTGTCATTAGGTCGAGCGATTCTGTGCTGGCGGCACCCTCTCCTTCACCCTCTCCTTCAAGTTGTTTGAATTGCACATTGTACACCGGACGATTCTTTCGATTCTTCTTTGAAATTCCTGTGATAGAAGCACGAACAATATCACCTATTTTGAATGTTTTAGATTGATTATGTGCTGTACCCACATCCATATACTGTTCACCCTTATGTTCAATAGCCCTGTTTCCAAGCCCATCAATTTCAAGAATTGGTCCTGCACCTAACTGGTAAGTAAACGGTCCTTTTCCACGACGGTCAAGAACAATGAAGTTAAAATCACGAGTGCTTCGATACACAATCCACTTTGGGTGTCGTCGCTCTCCACGCATGTATGTAGATTTGTTGTCACGAAGAAGGATGTTTTCATGGTCTTCTTGTAAATTCTTTACAGCCTCTTCAAGACCATCATCATCAGTCATACGAGTGTCATGAGGTCCGGGTACTATGACATGTTCTTGACTATCAAACTGCGAACGAAGAATCTTAAGTCGCTCAAACAAAGCCATCTCAGCCACATTTGTATCATCATAATTGATAATGTCGATAATGTTGAGTTCTTCTTCTCCAAGTATAGCGTCTAATGTGTAGTTCTTGTCATTCATCTTATCAAGTGCTTCTTTAGTAGATTTACGAAGTCCTTTCTTCCGACCATTCTCATCATACGCTGTAATTTCATCATCACTGCGTACAATAACAATTCTTTTGGTACCATTTACTCACTACCCATGAACCACTAAATCCTCTCAAGTGCTCAAGGTCACTCATTTCAAAAATACGGTGCATAGGGCGAACAGGTGGACTCCACTTAGCATCATCACTCTTTGTAAGCATAATATCGGGGTCAAGCATCGAAGTAATTAAGTTCGTCATTTCGCTGGCGGCGACTGTGTAAGGAACCTCGCTGGTAGTTTCAGCGGTTTCCATGTTCATACTTTGATGAGCGTTATCGGGATACATAGGAGGCGGTGCATTACCCCACACATTTTGTACAGTATCTTTCCCATGTACAATTGTAGAAAGTTCTTCGGGTACACTGTGGTAAAGACCTGTTTTCACTTGACTTCCTACCATAACATTACCCTGTGCGTCAAATTCTGCTCCAAGAGTAGGTGATGCTTCATATCCGTGATGCCACGCACCCGAATCAAAAGTATCCATAATTGAAGTGTTATTTGGATTAGGGGTTCCTACTGGTCGTTGTCCCATTCCAGCAGACTCAACAATTTCTTCACCCGGAGTAAAGATTCCTTCTTCTTCATCTAAAATTCTTGGGTCGAAGTGAACAATGGTATCAAGATGATTCTTTGTTTCATTTGTTTTACGGGCTTTTGTTTTACTCGCAGTACCTTTGGCATTATGTACATCTCCTGTAACAACACCTAAACCAGCAGACAAAAGCGACATTTGAAATTGCTGTGGGTTAAGTTGCATGGCAACACCACGAGGTATTGCATGTGAAAAGTGAGTTCTCGATTGCTTAGTATCCATTCCAGCGTGTGTCTCTTTGAATGTTTGATGGTATCCGTTTTCCCTCACACTTCGGTAAAATCTTTCTTCATCGGTTAATTCTTCTTCGGGTTTACTCATCAACTCTTCACTTGAAAAATGATTAAGATTGATACCTTGAAAACCCTCCATCTTACCACTGGTAAGGATGTCTTTCACAGTCGATGCAAAGAGCGGTGTGTTTGCTTTTGTAGAGGCCTCGATGAGTTCTCGTGCTTTTTCCTTTGCGACGGGTGTTGCTTCCACATTGAGAATTTTTAGCACTTCGGGTACACTCATATTTCCATCAATCATCTTTCCGTCTGTAGAAAGATGATTTGCTACAGTTGAATGAAAGGGAA